ACTTTCCAAAGATTGAATTAGCTCGGGCAACCGATGATCGAGCGCGCGGGCGTCCCGCATGAATCGGGCGATCAATTCATGCGTCGGCTCGTCGTCGTCGTTCTCGGCCGCGAAGGGTAGGCGGCCAAGGGTCTGAAGCTGGGTGGCTACCATTGTGACGCTTTCGCTGATTACGTCCCCAAATTCGGCCTCAAGGTTCTCGATGGCGTGTTGCTGATGTCGGATCGTCCCGGCTAGCCGGTGCATGAACCATGCGTTCGCCCCGGCGTAGAGGTTGACGAACGGAACCCACGCTATCGCCGCGATCCACAAGGCGTTGCGGCTGAACATGGCCCCCGGCGGCACAAGCCAGAGGGCGGCGACCAGCCAGCCCGCGAGGTAGAACGCTACCCCGTACAGGAACCCGGTTTTGTAGACCTGGGCGAGCGCGTCCAACCACGGCGCCGGAATCAGCGCGAGAAGGCGCGCGATCTTGGCTTGGTGTGGTTGGGCGGCGGGGACTGCGTTGAACCTTACATAGACCTGCATCCTCGCCTCCTTCGGCTATCCAGTTGCGCGGGCGCTCCATCCTTTCGGACAGGGCGGATATGCGGCCCCCCGCTTCTTCCCCTCCTGAATGGCGTCCTTCACGAACACGGCGTCCTGGCCGGTGTTGGTGCAGATGGTGGACGGGTTCACGCCCTTAAGCCGCTGCTGGACGATGCTCTCCTGTAGATCGAGGTAGGCGTCCGGCGTCATGCCCCGGCGGGCGGCGGCCCGCGCGATCATCGCCTGACTGCCTCGGGCGGTGAGCGCGGCGAACGGGCCGAAAAAGCGGGCGGGTCGGATCACGTTGGATTGCCCCATAGCGGCCTCCGGAGGGGGCGCCAGCGGCTTTTCCGGTGTCGGCCGGGCTTGCGGAGCCTGCGCGGGCGCTGCGGCCTCCCTGGCGGCCTGTTCGGCTTCGCGCTGTTCGACCCTGGCCAAGAAGGCGTCGGCCTGCTGCGCCGTCGCCTCGGGACCGGCGGCGATCCGCTCCTGGGTCCAATCGGAATAGGGGACCGGGATTCCGGCGGCTCTGGCGTTGGACAGGAAGAGGCTTACGGTCTTCATGCTCTCCTTCACGGCCTTGCAAATATCGGGGTACTGCGCGCCCTTCATGGCCATGTCCACGGCGGTCAACCGGCGCTGGAAATACTCTTGCGGGCTGATCCCGCGCGCCGCTGCGGCGGCCTCGACGCGGCTTAGGCCCTGGCCGCGAAGCTGATCGAGGCTGGTATGCCAGGGCTTCTTTTCGAGCGGCCCTTTCATATCGTTGGTGCGGAGGTTCTTGAACACGATCCCGGCGGCCTTGGCGCTGCTGATGATCTTGTCCACATGGGCGCGGGGAACGCCTAGTTCCTCATGGATGGCCTGCGGGTGAACCCCCTTCTTGCGGAGTCGGATCACTTCGGCTTCGGGGCCTTTCAGCGCGGGCGGAAGCTCGGCCTCCTGCCCCCGCTGGCCCCGGCCGTTTTGGGTGGGGGTAGGACCAGCGAGGGCGGCCCTTCCGGCTTGTGCCGGGGGTGGCGTGACCACGTAACCGGCGGCCGATAGCAGCGGGTCGGGCATGGCGTGTTCGGGCGGCGCGGCGTCGTATTGATCCGCGAGGGTGCGGGCTAGGTGGATCACGCTGTCTCGCATCGGTCCGGGCGGAATGCGGCCGAAGGCGTCCAACAGCGGTTCGATGCCCGGCATGACGAGAAACCGGGCAAGGGTGATCGGATCAATCCCGGCTTGGGGGGATGGTTTAGACAAGTGCGGGCTCCCTAGTGCGTTTTCTTCCACTGTCGCTCGTATCCAAGGACCGACATGACAGTGTTCATGGTGCAGTTCTGCGGGCGCTTGGTTTCCCCGAAGTACCACGCAATCAAGGTATAGCGCGAAACCCGGTGGCCCATCTTTTCTGTTTCGTGTTCGATCTGCTCAAGGGTCATCCCCGAGTCTTCGATGGCGGCCTTTACCTCGTCAAGCTGGGGGTCCTTATCCAGCCAGTTGTATGCCAGCCAACTTTGCGCCGGGATGAAGTTCCGGTGCGTGTGCGGGAGCGGCTTCGCCCATCGGGCCTTGCTCTGTTTGACGCGCTCGGCGGCCTGTTCCGGTGTGGGGGTCAAGGACTTGCCTCCCTTCCCGGCCGCCTCGCGGTCGCGTTGATCTACCTTGGCCAGAAATGGGCCGTGGTCATGCTGAAACGACGGATGGACTCCCATTATCTCCCCCTGTCTCGGCTGCGGGTCGCGGTAAGAGCTTCATCGCCTTTTTGTACTCGGCGGCGAGTTCAGCTAGGGCCTCTGGCCCTTCTTGTTCGGCAAGCGCGCGTAGGTGCGGCATACCGGAGTCGATGCTCTCTAGGACTTCATCGGCGGTCGCCGGGCGCCCTCGGGCGATCCACTGGACCTTGAGCGCTGGGCCAAGCCTGAACAGGACCCCGTTCCCGGCATTGAACGGCTTGTAGCCCAAGCTCCACCAAATCGCGGTCACGCCGGGGTTCCGTTCCAGCATGACGCCCGCCGGTTCTTTCGTGGCCGTGGGGAGGTCGCGTTCATTCCGCCTGGCGAGCGGATGCGTGAGGAAGGGGCAGGCGTGAGCGGCGAAATCAGCGCATTCCGGATGTGAGGGTGGTTCGGCAGATACCCGATTGACAGCGCACATTGGGCCGATGACGAAGGCGCGAATGCGGCGAAGTTTGCGACCGCACACCCAACACAAATTGTTTTGAACGGCGGTTCGGATTTTATCGAGGCCAATAACCCGAAAGTCAGGAACGCCGCTCTCGTCAAAGTGTACGAACCACGGGACGGGATAACCTCTGCCATCAAGCGGAAGCGCTTGGATCGCTTGGGGTGCGGCCGGTAAATCGGTTCGCATTTACCCGTCTCCTTGGGACCAGCTATCGATCCCTGACGAAACGTCACCTTACCGTCGTTAGCAAATGTTGTCACCGTACCCGATGCAGGTTGTATCTCAGTTTTGCGAATACGTGTCCTATTCTGGGATTCCACTACCCTAGAACGAACAGTCACAAACACCGTCACACACAAACGCATCGGGTAAAACCCGGATGTCACCTAGGGAATCTACCTGATCCCCGGCCTCCGAAATGGCCTCGGTCATCCGAAAAAGTCGGGCTGCACCGGGAGAGGATCGAGCAAGCGTTGCCGCAAGAGCGCGGAACGCATAAGCCGCTTCCAACGGGACAACACCGTTTCCGAGTAGATGCAGCCTGTGTAGCCGCTGGGCTCGGGCGTGTCGTGACCAATTGCTAACCCGCTCCATCCCGGCGGCCAGTTCATAAGGGCCTCTACGAACAACGGGTTCAAGGTGAGGCCACGCGGCGAGGGTGGTTCGCCATCCGGCGATGTCGGCGGGTCCAGGTGGGAATGCAAAAGGATACCCTGACCCTTTATCAACGGCTCCCCGCTCCGCTCCCCCGAACGGGTCTTCCGGCCCCCGGTGGTGTCCGCGACCGTAGGCGTCTGCCATCGGCCCGCCGCCTCGCTCAAGGGCCTCGAATTGCGCTGGTGGGTCGTCTCGCTGGCGTAGACGCTGCGCTCGTCCCTGGCCGCTGGCGTCGGCCAAAGCGTCATGGATCGCCAGAACGAAAAGTCGTTCGCGTTCGTGTGGGGCGCCAACCTCTGCCGCCGTGAATAGTCCGCCCTCAACCTGATAGCCCAATCGGCGTAAGTCTCGATGAACCCGCCGGGCGCCGCCGGTATGCAGCATCCCGCCCACGTTCTCGATGAAGACGGCCCAAGCCCGGCATTGGACGATGATCCGGCGGGTAGCTGGCCAGAGGTCGCGGGGGTCAAGGTGTCCAAGGGCGGCCCCGGCCTCGCTGTGCGGCTGGCAAGGGATGCCGCCAAATACGAGGTCCACGCATCCACGAAACCTTCGGCCTCGGAGGGTCCGGGTATTCGACCATAGAGGCGCCGGAGCCAGATAACCCGCTTCAAGCGCTTGAACCAAAGTCGCGGCGGCGAATGCGTCCCTCTCCACGTACAGGACCGGACGAAGCGCCGGAACTGCAAGTTCAAGGGCCAAGTCGAGCGCGCCCGCCCCGGTGCAGAGGCTAACGGCGGTGAGGTCGTCGGCTGGGGAATGTAGAGCCACAACAGCGCCTCCTACTTCTTGACGGCAACCGGGGTGGTCAGGGCTTTGACGCGGCGTCGGCGTTGCTCAACGAGGCGGGCACAACGATAGAGCTTCGTCGCCAGATACCGGGCCTGATCGGGGTTCATGGCGGCCGGGAAGCCGGTCCCCTCGCTCTTGTTCAGCATCACGAAATCGCCATCCGCGATGATCGTGACCCGCTGATTCCCGCCGACGCCGGTTGCCGATTTGGTCATGGCGCACGCGATGCCGTGAACCTCAAAGCACACGTCCCTAATTTCGTTCATGACCGCCCTTCCTCGGGCTCGGGCAGGCCACGCCAGCGGGCGAGGCTGGCGATCCTGGCGATTTCGCTGCGGCGCTCGGGCGTCAGGCTGGCGGCCCTGGCCCTGGCCGCGATGGACGCGATTTCGGACCGCTCGCGCGGACTCAGCATGGCCGCTCGGGTTAGCCCGCGCTCCTGCGCCGGGGTGAAGTCGGGAACCCCGCTGTGGGCGCAGAAAATGAACTCGGCCCCCGGATCGTCTTCCGCCAGGCGGATCGCCGCACTGATGGCGCGGGCGGCGTTCTCGAAATGCAGATGCGCCCCGCCTTTCCTCCGAACGCTGAACGTCATGGGCGACATAGACGGCCTCCCAAATGCTTACGGTCCAAGGCGTGCAAGGTTATGGCTGCGGTTCGTCGTGTAGCCAGCAAATCTTGGAGCAAGCATACGCCTAAGAAACAAGGTGATACACCGCGATATCCCAAAACGGACAACAATGGACAGCCGCGAACACAAACATACAGGCCGCACGTTTCCGTGATCCTCTGGACGCAAGCAAGGGGCGGAAAAGAAAAGCGCGCGATTTTCCGCACGGCGACGGTTAGCCACGAACACCAACACACAAATATGCACAATGTAACCTTACCCGTTACATGAATCCGGGTTCTTTTTGTGTTGCGGGCGGCGGGGGGCAGGGCGAAGTTTCAGCCCATGCGAAGCCATGCACAAATCATCTTGGACGCGGGCGGCTACCGGGCCGTGTTCCTGCGGCTGCACCCTGACGGGAAGCTGCAAACCGTGAAGTCGTGGGTGCTGCGCGACAACATCCCGGCCGAATACTGGCGCGGGCTGGTGGATCAAGGACTCTGCACCCTGGATGAACTCGCGACCTGGGCGGCGGCCCGCCGGTTGCGGAAGGCGAGCTAGCGCCATGCGGCCGAACGGACGCCCACGCTGGACTCTCATCTATGTGCATCGTCGCTGGTGGATGGATTGGTGGGTCGCGGCTGCGGCCCTGGTCGCTGGTTTCTGCTGCGGGGTGCTGGTCGCGGGGTGGTTCCGATGACCGGCGGGAAGCTGATCCTCGGGATTGATCCCGGCCTGGACGGCGCCCTTGCCCTGGTCGATCTGGAGTCGGGCGCCGTCGTCTCGGTTTTCGATGTCCCCACGCTGAAGCTCAAGAACGGCCGGATACTGAACGACTATCAGCTAGCCGCCCTGGTCGATGGCTGGTCGCAGAACGTCGCGGAAGCCTGGATCGAGAAGGCTTGGCCACGGCCGGGCGAGGCCGCGACTCTGAGCTTCGCCTTCGGCCGGAACTACGGGCAACTCATGGGGACCGTCACGGCCAACATGATCCCGCTGCGCGAGGTCGGCCCGGCGCTATGGAAACGGGCGATGGGCGTCACGGCGGACAAGGACGAGGCCCGCCATAAGGCGTCGATCCTGTGGCCAACGGCGGCGGTCCGCTGGCCGCTCAAGAAACACCACGGCCGGGCTGAAGCGGCCTTGATCGCCTCCTACGGGCGGCGCTGCTTCCTGGCCGAACACGGCTCGGGGGAGGCGCGCGAACCGCTGGACCTGGGAGGGTTAGCTCATGGCTGAAGTCGTGGAACTGAGAAACCGCCGGGCGCCGATATATGACCGGCGAACTGGCAAGCGGATTGCTTGGCTGCGGAAGTTATGGAACGGACCGCGCCCCGTCTATAAGCCGAACTACATGCAACAAAGCTGTTTGGCCCTCGGCTGGACAGAATACGTCTACACGAAAGACGGATCATTCCTTTCGGACATTGAGGCCCGGCGGGCTTACGGCACTTCCGATGCAGCCAAGGACCACGGCTGGCGCTCGGAATATCACCACCGTTTGACGCCCAAGGGGCGGGCGGTCATCGCGGGCGACGAGCATTGGGAGGCCAAGCACCCGGCCCCCGTCGTTCAGGCGCCGCTTGCGCCGCTGCCGGACCCGCCGCGAGCGCCCGAACCGGCCCCGGCGCCCCAGCCGGTCGCCGCTGAGCCGAACGAAACGTGGTGGGAAGTCCTGATCGAACCGGACGCGCCGCCGCCCCAGCCGACGCAAAAGGCGGTGCGCCTGGGCGAAATGCTCCGCTGCGCCGAACGCGAGGTCGATATGCGCCGCGCCGTCTATCCGAAGATGGTCGGCAAGGGGCGCATGACGCAATCGCGGGCGGACGCCGAAATCACGCTCATGAAGGATATCGCGGCCTATCTGCGCCGCGACCTAGAGGCGCCGTGATCCGATGGGCGCCCTGGCCAAAGCTCTAGCTCCCCAATCGTCTTACGCGGCGAAGAAAACCCCGCTGTGGGACGAAATCACGGACCGGATCGAGGGCGCCCTTTATCCCCGTCAACTCGATGAAGTCGAGTGGTGGCTGAACTGCATCGAACTACAGGTTCCGACGCAATGGCGGGAGCCGATTGCTGAACTGATCGAGAAAAAGCGGATCGCCCTGAAGGACGAAGATATCGCCCAAATCATGCGCGACCGCTTCGATTTCTAGTGTGCGTGTGGATGTGTGGATGTGAAGACGTGAGGATGTGACGATGGCTTTGAACCTACCGCAACGCGGGTCGGGTGAAGACCGGACCCCTATCGTGAAATACGACGCTCGGGCCGGAAGACTGTTCCGGGTGGATCGTAAACAGGAAGACGGTTCCTGGGAGACGAACACCGTCGAAATCACGCCTGTCTTTCAGGCGGTCATGGACCTTGAGAACATCGAACTCGGTTGGCTGTACTTCCCTACGAACGGCGCCCCCGAAATCGACGTGGCGCCCTACGGGAAACCGATCCCGAACAAGCCCTCGGACAAGCACCGGCCGGGCTTCCGGGTTCACATGAAGCTCGGCAAGCAGGCGGGCGGCGATATCCGCGAAATGGCCGCGAACGCTGCTGTGTCCATCGCGGGTATGGACGATCTGCACGACGCCTACCTGAAGGACCGGGCCGTGAACGGCGGAATGCTGCCGGTGGTCCGGCTGGACAAGACGACTCCTATCGTCACGACCGGCAAGGGCGCGGACGGCAAGCCGGTATCCAGCCAGAACTATCAGCCGGTGTGGAAGATCGTCGGCTGGGCCAAGCGCCCGGACGATCTGCTGCCTCCTGGCCAGTCCAAGCCCGTCGAACACCCCGCGCAAGCGGAGGCGGCGGCGGCCGGGAAGCCGGTCGAAGTGGCGTCAATCGAGGACGATTTCTAGGGCCATGGCGCGGGTACTGCGCCGGGGGCGTCCCCCGCCCTCGGCGGCTTTTTATGAGGCTGCACGTTGGCCATGCCCGACGCCTTCAACGATGAATGGGCGACCATCCCGCAATGGGCGGCGATGTACCGGAGCCTTGGGCTTCAGGTTGTCCCGGCGCACCGGCCGGGCGAAGGCCCGCAATGGAAACGCCCGCTGGGCGAGTGGATGGAATTTCGCGAAGCCCTGGCCGGGGACGCGGTGTTCGACCGCTGGTTCAACCCGGAAACCGGCGAGCATAAGACCCGGCGCAACCTCGGCCTGATCCTGGGCCGCGCCTCGGGCCGCGTGTTCGCCATCGACCTAGACGCCAAGGACGGGTCCGGCGCCTTCCGCTGGTGGGCCTGGGTGGTGAACAAGCACTTCGGCGGCGTCGAACCTGTCACCTGGGCGCAGACGACCGGCGGCGGCGGGCGCCACATCCTGTTCCGGGCGCCGGTCGGGTGGGAGCCGCCGACGTTCAAGACGGCCATAGGCGTCGATCTGCGCGGGCAGGGCGGGTTCCTGATCGTCGCGCCGTCGATGCACGCGAGCGGGCAAATCTACGATTGGGCGCCGGATCGGGGGCCGTGGCAGGCGGAAATCCTAGAGGCGCCGGAAGGGCTGATCGAAGCGATTGAAGACCTTCGCGCCGAACATGGCAGTTCACCTGGCGGGAGCCCAGCGGAACACACGCCCTCGCCCGAACGGGCGGTCAACGAGTTCGGCCGGGATGTGGACGGCCGGGAGTCGAAGATACGGGACGCGGTGTTCGCGGCGGTGGTTGACCTATGCCGGGAAGCGCCCATGCGGCCCGATCTGGTGACGCAGGAAGCCGAAATCGACCGGCTCTGGACGCAGTATGAGCTAACCACGAAAAGCCGCCTTAGCGGCCCGCAATACGACCACCTGTCGAACGGGGAGCGGCTAGAGCTAGAGGGGCGCGGCCGATCCGAGTTCGTGCGGAAGTGGGCGCACCTGATGCGCTCCTGGGAAACGAAGGTCGCGGAGGCGGCCAAGGTCCCGAAACCCGATGACCCTTTTGACGGGAAGGACCCGCCATCCGGTCGCACGAACTACGTCCACACGGCGGCGACGGATTCGACTCTGGATGTCCCTGATAGCCCGGACCCGGTAAGCGCGGCGACGCTTCACGGCCAACCGCCCGAACGCCTGTGGCTGGTCGCGGATTGGATCGCGCAAGATGAGGTCAATTCGCTCTACGGCATGGGCGGGACCGGGAAGTCCCTCCTGGCCCAACAACTCGCCTACAGCCTGACGACTGGCGAGCCGTGGCTAGGGCTAGAGGTCAAGCCGTGCAAGGTGGTCCTGGCGGTGTTCTGCGAGGATCGGCAGGACGAGCTACACCGGCGCCATGACGCGATCCGGCACGCCAGCGGCCACGCCATCGGCAACCCCTATGAAGGCGTTTACCTGTGGCCGCGCTACGGCTTCAACAACGCCCTGCTGAGCTACCGGCAAGACTGCCCGATCTACGGGCATTTCATGGACCGGCTGAAGGCTGAGATTGAGCGGCTGAACCCGGAATTGGTGATCCTCGATACGATCCGCGACGTGTTCGCGGGCGACGAGCGAAATCCGGTTCAGGCGAACACCTTCCTCAAGACGGCGCTCGGCGGCCTGATCCTAAGCCAGCAAGCCAGGGGCTACAGCCTGACCGTCCTGCTGCTCGGCCATCCTAGCCAGAGCGGCCAAAAGGAAGGCTATGGGCTGGCCGGAACCCTGGCCTGGGAAAACGGCGTGCGCTGCCGGATGTACCTGTCCAAGCCGGAAGAGGGCGCGACCAACGAACGGACTTTGGCCAAGGGCAAGGCCAACTATGCCGCGAGCGGCGACGAAACCGCGATGCCGCTGCTGTGGACGGACGGCGTGTTCCGGGCGACCGGCGGGCCGGAAATCCGGGCGGCGGTGAAGGACCGGCAACTAGCCCGGCTGGTGCAAGAAAAGGTCGAGTTCGCGTGGGCCTCGGGGCGCCCGTACATGGAGCGCAAGGGCCATGAACGGTTCCTGTTCTCCCTGCTTCCCGCCCAACTGAAAGACGGCTGCGGCCTCGATGCCGCGACCGCATTGCACGCCATCCACGAAGCGATTGAGGACGGGCTGATCTACCCAAGCCGTAACAAGGCGAAGCGCGGGTGGAGGGTCGGAAATGACGAATAGATTCAACCGCCGAAGGCGTTCGCGGACCATCGAAGGCGCTGGCCGGAATCCGATCGAAGGCGTTCGCGAAGGCGTTGCACTTTGTGCGAAGGCGCTCGAGAGCGGTTTCCGAGACAAAACGGAAGGCGCTGAACGCCTTCGCGGTTCAGCCTGCGCGCCTTTGTGTTTCCTGCGCGCCCGCGTACCTGCGCGCCCCTTTCCCCGTACCCCCTTACAGGGGGGTACTAGGGGGAAAGGCGTTCGGGAATCGGGTCCGCCGGGCGAATGCGTTCGGCTTCCGGCGTGTGCCACGCCGAACGCGCTTCGCCTCGGCGGCTGCGGTGCGGAGCTAGGACGATGACGGGTCGCGGCAAGACCCGGAACCCGGCCCTGGCGAAGTGGAAGCGCGACGCCCTGGCCGGTGGTCACTGGCGGAAGGTCAACACGGTCGCGGCCATCGCCCGGTTACGGCGACGGCTGCTGAACAGCATGGCCCACATCGCCCGGCCGCGCCCGGCGGACCTAGCCCGGTGGCAGAAGTGGGAGGCGGACATTGCGGACCGCGAAGCACGCTTGGCCGAAATGGACGGACCGGCGCCCCCGGCATTCCCCCCGATAAGCCCCCCGGATCGCGGCGGCCTGCCTAAGCCCTCTCCCCGGAGTCGAACCTATGCCAAGCCCTGACGACGCGGCGGCGCTCGGCGCCTATGGCGAGGCCGTGGAAGCGGCCCGCCTCGAAAGCGAACGCAAGTGGGGCTTTGGCCGCGTCGAACGGCTGGCGGCCCTGCACAACACCGATCTGCTGGCTCGGTTCAGGCGCCAGCAAGCGACCTGGGCGGCGGCGTACTCGGCGGCCTGGGATGCGCCGATCCTGACCCGCGATCTGCTTCAGGCCGTGGTCGATAAGGCGGCGGCGATGCAGCGGGCTTTCGCGGCCCTGGACGCCTGGGCGACCGAAGCCGGTCATCGGGACGTGGCGCCGTGGGTGTGGGAGACGACGCTAGAGGACGGAACGATTGTCGCCCTGGTCGAGAACGACGAGGGCGCGGGCAAGGTCATCGCCGAAGGGCGGGCGGTCGCGGTTTACACGAAGGTTGAGGTTGCCCGGATCATCGACGCCATACCGGACGCGCTGAAGCTGGCGAAAACCTGTTGGACCGGCGCGAAGTTCGTCGGCCCCGATCTGCCCCAGACGAAGGGCGAATGGGTCGAATACGGCGATGAAATCCCGTTCGGGGATGTCCCGGCGGACGCCAGCCGGGAAGACGCCATCGCCATGTCGGGGGGCAAGCCGCCGGGCAAGCTGCCGCCGGATGACAACCCCCCGCGTGAACCGTCGCTGAAGCCGAAAGCGCAACCCGCGCTGGTCGCGGAGGGAACGCTGTCGGCCAATTGGGAGGACGATTTCGCATGACGAACATCGTGTGGACGGCGGCCCAAACCGGACTGTTGGTTCAGGCTTGGACCGAAGGACACGCCAGCCGCGACATTGGCCAGATGGTCGGGATGTCGGCGGCGGCGGTGCGCTGTAAGCGGCGGCGCATGGGCCTCCCGGCGCGGAGCGAGGCAAGCCAGGACGTGATCGGCCATGTCTGCGGCGTCGCCCTGGTCGGTCATCGGGTCCTGGCCCGGCCGGATTACGATAACCGGGCCGATCCGCTGCCCGGCTCGATGCCCCGGCCGTGGCTGCTGCGCGAGCGCGGCGAATGTGCTTGGCCGGTGCGCGGGTTCGGGGACGAAACCCTGTCCTGCTGCCTGCCGGTCGAACCGGGGCGCGGCTACTGCCCTGGTCACGTCGCGGCGATGCGGCGCGAGCCCTGGCCTCCGGAAGACCCCGGCAACGTGCTGCTGTTCCGGCGGCCCCTTGCGAAATCAAACGAACGGGTTGAACGGCGCCGATAGCGAGGAGTCCTGCTATGGCCAATGGTTCAACCCGTCCGGCGCGCGACCCGATCACGGCGGCTGCGTCTTCGTCCAGTGGTTCGCCCAAGCGTTCCGATCTGCTCAACAACAAGCCGCGAACCACGTCGGCCGGGCGTCACGGTCCGGGCTTCACGTCCACCGACGACAAGAACGGCTGGCCCTGTCCGTCGAACCCCTACGGCAAGGATTAGGCCGTGGCGGACGGCGGGCAAAACGTGGCCCTGAAGACGGCGCCCCATGTGCCGTATAGCGAAGAACTGGCGATGGAGATTTGTCGCGCCATCGCAACAACGCCCAAGGGCCTGCCCTACATTTGCGCGACGCGGGAGGGGTTTCCGCATCCGGATACGGTTTACGAATGGCTGTTCCTCTATCCGGAATTTGAGGCGGCTTATGATCGGGCGAAGCAATGCGTGACCCACGCGCTGCTCGATGAATGTCAGACCATCGCGGACAACGATGACGAGGACTGTCTGTTGGTCCGGCGGAACGACGGGCAAGAGGTCCGCACGCTGAACCGCGAGTTCGTCCAGCGGTCCGAACTGATGGTCAAGACCCGGATGCAGATGATCGAAAAGCTGCACCCGAAGAAGTTCGGGCGGCGGCTCGATCTGGATACGACCATCGGCATTCGCCACGAAGACGCCTTGGCGATGCTTCGGTGACAGCCGGCCTGGCGGAACGTCATGTTGCTTCAGCCGGTCCGGATGAGCGACGAAGAGGCGGGCATCCGTCAACGGCTGAAGGACGAGCTGCCGCACTACGCCAGCCGGTGTCTCAAGATCAGGACCAAATCGGGTGAACTGACGCCGCTGCTGTTCAACGGCGTGCAGGACTATGTTCACGCCAAGTTGGAAGATCAGAAGCGGCGCACCGGCAAGGTCCGGGCGCTGATCCTGAAGGCCCGGCAAGAGGGTTTGTCCACCTACATCGGCGCCCGGTTCTACCATCGGGCGACGTTTTTCCACGGTACGGCGGTCTACATCCTGACGCATGAACAGGACGCCACGGCGAACCTGTTCGCGATGGTCGAACGCTTCCACCGGCATTTGCCGCTGAAGGTGAAGCCGGAAACCGGGGCGGCCAACGCCAAGGAATTGTATTTCCCCCGGCTCGATAGCGGCTACAGCGTCGGCACGGCGGGGTCGAAGGCGACCGGCCGCTCTAAGACCGTCCAGCTATTCCACGGCTCCGAAGTCGCCTTCTGGCCCAACGCGGCCGAACACATGGCGGGCGTGTTGCAAACCGTCCCCGATCTGCCGGACACGGAAATCGTGTTCGAAAGCACGGCGAACGGGATAGGCGGCGAGTTCCACGAACGGTGGCAACAAGCGGAGGCGGGCGGCTCGGATTACGAGGCGATCTTTGTCCCCTGGTTCTGGTCGCTCGACTACCAGAGGGCGCCGCCGCTCGGCTTCGAACTGAACGACGAGGAAGAGGAATACGGGCGGCTCTACGGGCTGAGCCTGCCGCAACTGGCGTGGCGCCGGGCGAAGCTCCAAGAACTGAAGGACCCGGCGCTGTTCCGGCAAGAGTACCCGGCGAGCGCGGCCGAAGCGTTCCAGTCCACCGGGCATGACGCCTTCATCCCGTCGCTGCTGGTGCTTCAGTCCCGCAAGCGGGTGTGCGAGGCGTTCGGGAGCCTGATCGTCGGCGTCGATCCGGCGCGGTTCGGGGACGACGGGTTCGCGGTCGCGTGGCGCCAAGGGCGCAAGCTGCTGAAGGTCGAACGGCGCCACAAGCTCGATACGGTCCAGGGCGCCAATTGGGTTCGGTCCATCGTTGAACAGGACAATCCGGCGAAGGTGTTCATCGACGTAGGCGGCCAAGGCGCGGGCGTGGTCGATCTGCTGCACGATTGGGGCGAGCCCTGGTCGAACACCTGTGAGGGGGTCAACTTCGGCGGGGCTCCGTATCAGCCGACGCGGCAAGGGGCTCGGGGCGAACTGATCCCCGGCCCGCGCAACCGGCGGGCGGAAATGTGGATGGCGTCGAAGGCGTGGTTAGAGGAACCGGGCGGCGCCGATATCCCCGATGACGACGCGCTGCACGCGGATGCGGTCTGTCCCGGCTACAAATACGATGCGCGCCAATTCCTCGTCCTTGAGAGCAAAGAGGATATCCGCAAGCGCGGGGTGCGGTCGCCCGATGGCTGGGATGCGGTTGCGCTCACGTTCGCGGCGCCGGTCGCGACAAAGGAAAGCGGCGCCCCGGACCGATACCGGAAGCGCCGCCTGGGTGGTCTACTGGAGTCGTTGTGGGGGCAGTAGCTAGCCGCGACGGCGCGTCTTCAGTCCGGCGGAAGATCCTACGGCCACGCTACCAATTGCGCGGGGGTCTACAGGCTCGGTTTCGGAACGGGGCTCTTGCGCCTGGGGCGACCGCGGAATCGCCTGGGCGGAAGATTTTTCGGCCCTGGCGGCGGCTTTGGCGGCCTTGGCTTCCTTCAGCATGTACTCAAGGGCGACCTGGGCCGGGCCGGGAACCGGCGTGTGTCCGGTTTCCCAACGGCGCACGGTTTGGCCAGGGTCGCGGCCTTCAAGGCGAAGGGCGCGGCCTAGGTCGGCGGCGCTCATACCAAGGCGCTTGCGGGCGGCTTCAACGTCGGGGCCGGTCATCGAACGGGGCTCTGATGGTTTGGCGCGCACGGCGGTTTTCCGACTCGGGGCTCCAAGGCGCCTTCGCGGGCCTTTTCGGAAAGCCAGTCACGCCACGCGCGGCACACGTCGGCAACCCCCCGAATGAATGCTGGCGCCCGTTGGACGGCTAGGACGAAAGCGGCGGCGGTGGCAACGGTCCGGATCGGCTGCGGGAGCAAGGTCCAAGCCCAATAGGCGGCGGCGCCCAAGGCGGCGAGGGCGGCGAGGGAAAGGGCGAGGCGCGCGAGGCGCCACGCGAGGGCTAGGGCGGGTCGGTCTACCATTGCGCGTCCTGTATCCGGTCAAAGGCGGCGGCGAGGTCTGCCGGGGCCAAGGGCGGGATATTCGATAGCCCTAGGGCGGTAAACTCGCGCTGCATCACGGCGGCCTTGCGCGCAATCGTCGCGGCGTCTTTCTCGGCTTTCGCGGCGCGGTACTCGGTGAACGCTTCAGATATCAGGCCGCGTCGCTCGATATCGGCGCGGAGGGCGGCGACGGTGGGCGCAAATTCCGGGCGCTCGGCGTCGTGGCTAACGGTCCTGGCGCCGCGCGATTGGTCGCGACTCCAGACGGTCGGCATACGGCGCCCGATCCCGCCTAGAACCTCGGTGATCCGGTCCCCTTCGGTGGCGGCGGTGAAGTGGAAATCGGTGCTGGCGTCGGACCATGAAACCCGGATGCGGGCGCCGGGCATGGCTTCAACGGTGAAAACCGGGATGTCCTGATCCGCTGGTATGTGGTGCGTCGTCAAAGGCGCGTCTCCTGTGCTGGTCATTCTACGCCTTCAGGCCCGCCACGCTTTTCGCGCTCGGGCCTTCGGGCGGGTTGTCCGCTGTGGTGATCTGGCGGCGCCCTAGGGCTTCGGCCTCGCCTCCCTGGTCATCAGGAACAAGGCCCGGTCGCGGAGGCCGTAGGGGTCCGGGCGTCGGGCGAGGCCAAGCGCGATCATGGCTTTGTCTAGGGCTTCGGCGGGGTCGGTCACGCCTTCTAGGTCGTGAATCAGTTCGGCGACTTGCTGCAATACCGTGAGGGTGTGCAGCGACTTCGCTACAGGCGTCGTTTCGGTCGGAAGGGCCAAGGCGGGTTCTCCTGATCTGCGGGCGCTCCTGGGCGCCTCTACGCCTTCAGGCCCGCCACGCTATCAGCGCTCGGGCCTTTGGGCGATACGTCGCGAAGGCGTACCCGGCTAGAACACGTCGTCTTGGTGGCTGAAGGCGCCGCCGTAATAGACGCGCTGCCCGGTGTCCTTGCCGTCTAAGGTGGCGATGGCGTAGGCGCTGCCGTGCTGGCGGCTGAGCCGGGCGGCAAGCTGCTGCGCCTCCATCCGGCCAAGCTCAACAATGACCGTTTCCCGGTCGGCGCCCTCGGCGGTGTAGTCAACGCGATATGTGCGGGTCATGGTCTGAGGCTCCTTAGATCAGGGCGAGGGAACGAAACGAGGCGATGCCGTCACGGCCGATCACAAGGTGATCGTGAACGCTGATCCGAAGCGGCCTAAGCGCGTCGATGATCTGGCGAGTCATGTCCACGTCGGCGGGCGACGGGTCCGGGTTCCCGCTCGGGTGGTTGTGCAAAAGGATGACGGCGGAAGCGTCCAGCATAAGCGCGCGTTTGGCGACTTCACGCGGGTAAACCGGGGCGTGGTCTACCGTTCCCCGGCTCATGACTTCATCGGCAATTAGCTGGTTTTTCTTGTCGAGAAAGAAAACCCGGAACTGTTCGGTGGTGTCGCCCGCCATCGTTATTTTCGCGTAGTCCTGAACGGCGGACCATGACGAGAGAAGCGGGCGCTTGGCGCAAAAGTGGGCTTCGAAGGCGCGGCGGGCGTAGTCGAGAACAAACGAAACGTCGGCCTCGCCCAAGGCGGCAACGTCGGGAAGGGCGGCGACAATGGCGCCGGTCGGAAGGGGAAGGGCTAGGGCGGTCATCGGGCGGGCCTCTCGGGCTGGTTTTCCTGACGCCCTCAAGCCCGCCACGCTTTCGCGCTCGGGCTCTTGGGCGTTCGCCGCGATGTGAGGGGACCTAGCGTCGCTGGCGGGCGGCGATCTGCGCTTTGTCGAGGTAGTGAAGCGCGACCTGAAAACACCGCTCGGCGTTGGTGATGTCCTGGGCGCGGTGAAGGCGGTTCGCCTCGTTCGCCCATTGGGCGGCGTAGTCCTGATATTGCTGGGCTTTGCTCATGGTGTCGGGCTCCTGATCTGGCGGGGGAAGTGGGCGGCCTAAGCCGCCCGCAACTCGCGACCCGCCTTCAGGTCCGCCATCCCTTGCGAGAGCGTCCACAAGGCCCGGTTGAGCTTGTTGGTGTCGTCAATGCTCCGGATTTCGCCCGTCTGCCGGACCGAACGGCGCCCGGTGTCGGACCGATGCACGTAACGATCCCCGCCGCGCAAAAGGTGTTCCTGGGCGACGTTGAACGTTGACCAAAGGTCGTTCGAACGGTCGGCCGCGCGGCGCGGCTGGATCAGGGTTTCGGCCTCAACCGGCGGCGCGGCCTCGTCGCCATCCCAACGCAGTTGACGGGCGGCATTCGCGAACAAAAGCCGCTCGGCGTTGTCCAGCTTGGTTTCGCCCATGATCTGCGCGCCTTCGATCATGCGCGGGAACTGTTCGATAACCCGGTAAGCGCCTTCAATGACCTGTTCAGGCCCGGCGCGGTTGTGGCGAATACGGACGTAATCGAACATATCCCCGGCAACTAGGCCGTTGGTGCAGACGATCCGGAAGCAACCGGCGCCCATTTGCCAGGATGCGGTTCCGTCGTGAGCGTTCGTAATCACGACTTCGGGCACGATCCGGTCAAAGCCGTTGATAAGCGCATGGTGGCCCTGCTCGCCCATGTAGCGAAGGCGAAGCATGTGCTTCGTAAACTCGCGCTTGCCCGGAACCCGCGACCCGCCTTGACGGACTTCGAACACGCCGAAGCCGTTTTGGATCAGGCCCGCCATGATCGCGCGGGTGTCGATGTACTCGTATCGCTCGGATCGGCTTTCGTGCTTCTCCTGGGCGAACACGGCGGGGGCGCGGGCGGCGATTTCGTCCAGCGAAATCGGGCGGTCCGCCGTCGCCTTCAGGATGGTGGAACCGGAGCCGAATTTGACTTGGCGGAAAGACTGTTGGCCGAAAGCGAAGGTCATTTGGAAATCTCCTGTCGGGCGGGTTTGCCCGGTTGCCTTAGTTCCCCTTCTACTTACGTCATAATGACGTATCTGCAAAGGGAAAAATGCGGGCGGTGTGCGACATTGTGTCCGCGCGTCTGCGCGTAGGCGCGGAGGGTCGCGGCGATGGTCGCGAGGCGCGGTTAGGACACGCTAAGAGGCACGCCAAAGCCGGTGTTACTGGCGCGCGACTTTTCCCCGGCTGCGATCCGATTCGGCGTCGGCCAGGTCGCTTGCCACAAAGGCGAGGCCAGGGTGGTTCGCCCGCTTTGCTTCTGGATCAATGAACCTAAGCGCATTGAAAACGTTGGCGTTTCCAGCCTCGCGCCCATTTTCCCCCTAGGCTTTCCCCCTAGCTGCGCGGTGCATGGCCTAGCGCGTGAGGCGCCGCCCGCTGCGCTCTGGCGCCCCCCCCCCTCGAAAAAATCCGGGGCCGGGCGCCCCCCTAGGCTCTCCGGGGTGGTCGGGGGTGGGGGGCTCGAATCTCGAATGTCCATATCCGCACCGGCCGCCATGCGCCCGCGTGCGACCTTTGACCCGTCAACGTGTTCGTGAATCCGCGAACACGATTCCGAACACGAACCGAACAAGGTTCGGTCCGCCGGGGCTTGCCAGAACAAACGAACGGGTTGACCCGGCCTTAGCCCATGAAGGGCTCCCCTGAACCGCTTGCGCGCCCGATGTCGCCCGCCGAACTCGACCGGCTGACGGCGATGGGCTGGGATGTGTGGAACCGCCAAGGCGAGGCGCAAACCCTCGGCGCCGGGAACGGTCGCGTGTGGTCGTTCTCGATCATGCACAAGCCGATCCCATCCCTTCGGGTCATCGCCCAAGGGACGGAGCAACAGGTGACTCAGGTGGCCCTGGCCGTCCCGTCGCCCGATCCGGTCCGCGCCGCGATCCTCTATCTTGATGACGTGGCCCCGGTCCCCGGCGCGGCCGAAGCCGAACCCGACGAACCCCCCATCCCCGAAGCCAAGCGGTCGGCCCGATGACACAGCCCGCCCCCAAGGCGTCCCCGAAGCCGAAGCACGGCCTGCCGGATGACCAGCTAGACCGGCTGACCGATCTGGCCCTGGATGTGTGGAACCGGCAAGGCGACGCGAGCCTGACCGATCCGGTTGGCCGTCCTTGGACGTTCACGATTCAGCACACGCCGGGGTTCGGCCTGCTGATCGTCTGCCAGGGCATGATCCGCACCGTTCCGCAAATGGTCCTGGGGACCGTGGGCGCGCGGGATGCGGTGCGCTCGGCGGTCGAATACCTCGATGACGAGACGCCGGAATTGCTGCCGGACGGCGCCCAACCGAAGGCGGCGGCAAAATGAGCGCCCCCGGACGCTACGCCGTCCTGAGTTGCGGCGTCCCGGCGCCGGGCTTGTCCAAGGGCGACCGGCTGATTGTGGTCGATATGCAGGACGGCGAGGTCTGGTTCCCCGTCAAGGGCGTGACGCTGATGGATGCGATGGCCGCCGGGAAGGGCAAATGGCTGGGCGACCTGGGCGAGCTAGGCCCGCTCGGGCCGGACCTAGACGAATTGGTCGCCCTGGCCCCGATGTCCTGGCTTTCGGGCCTGATGGGCTACCGGGATGAACAGGCGATGCGCTGGATAGCGGAGCGGGCGACCGCCGCCGCGATCCGGGGCGCCGGGGTGGTGGTGAACTGATGGCCACGCCCCCGAACACCCAAGGCCCGCAATTCGATGATGGCCCGGCGACCGGGACCACCGAGGAAGAGGTCACGAAGGACCCCGGACACGGTTTGGACGATGACGAGCTGCTGGCCAAATTCGACCGTTGGGACCAAGCCCTGACCGGCCATTGGTCACAATGGATGGAAGACGCGAAGGGGTGGTTCGATTTCCGGGCCGGGAAGCAATGGACGGACAATGAAACGTCCGCGATGGAAGAAGGCCAAAAGATTCCGGTCACGTTCAACCTGACCGAACCGGCCATAGACGCCGTGAACGGCGCGGAAATTCAGGACCGGCAACAAGTCCAATACTATCCCCGGAACACGTCTTTGCAGTCCACCGGCATAGCCGACGTGCTGACGCAGGGCGCGAACTACGTCGTGGATCAATGCAACGGGGACCAGGAGGATACGGAAGCCTTCTTGGACGCCCTGACGTGCGGCGTGGGCTGGACCGAAACGCGGGTTGAAGTCGAAGGCCCGGTGGCCAGCATCATCAAGGAACGGATCGACCCGTTACAGATGAAGGCGGACCCCGCGAGTCGAAAGCGCTGTTTCGAGGATCAACGCTACCTGAAGCGCGAAATCCCGATGTCGCGGGACGAGTTCGAAGACTTCAAAGAAGAGATAAACCGGCCCGATCTGGACGAGGGTGATCTTGACGGCCTGGAAGGCGCCGCCGGGAAGCGGCTAACTGTCGTCAACCCACGCCAGCGGTATACGCATGGCCTGCTCGGGACCGGCGACGATCCGGAAGTGGTGGTGTGCGAATGGCAATGGTGGGACCGCGAGCCGGTCAACGTCGCCCCCATGCCGCATCCTACCGATCCCACGGTGACGAAGCTTACCCCGCTATCGGATGACGACTTCCGCCAGGCGAAAGCACAGAATCCCGGCCTCCGCTCGGTCAAAAGTACCCGCAAGGTCTATTACCGGGCGTTCGTCGGGGACGGCCAAATCCTGTTCCAAGAGCGGATGCCGGAACAAGATTTCCGCTACAAGGCGATCACGGCGAAACGCGACCGGAACAAGGGGACTTACTACGGCCTCGTCAAGCCGATGGTCGAACCGAACAAGTTCGTCAACAAGCTGTTCTCGGAAGTCCTTCACATCGTCCGGACCAACGCGAACGGCGGCATGGTCCTAGAGGAAGATTCGGTTTCGGACGTTCGCCAGTTCGAAGGATCGTGGTCGAACACGCAAAAGATCACTTGGGTTAAGAGCGGCGCCCTGTCCGGCGCGCACGGCGCAAAGATGCAGCCGAAGGCCCCGCCGCCTGTGCAACCGGCCTTGTTCCAGTTGATGCAGTTCGCGAAGGACATGGTTCAAGCCTGTACCGGCGTGAACGAGGAAATGCTCGGGCTGGTCGGCCGCGAGCAAGCCGGGGTCCTAGAACAACAGCGCAAACAGGCCGCCTATGGCGTGCTGTCGTCGTTCTTCGACTCGAAGCGCCGCTATCAGCGCAACCAAGGCAAGTTGCTGCTCGTCATGATGCGGCTGTACCTGCCGGACGACTTCATGGTCCGGATCGTCCTAGAGGGCGAGCAACAGTTCGTCCCCCTGGCGATGGCGCTGCAATCGGACGAATACGACGTGGTTGTGGACGAAGCGCCCGCCGCGCCGAATACCAAGGCCCGCGTCGCCGCGATCCTGATGCCTCTAGTGACTCAGCTACTACAGGCGCAGTTGATTAGCCCGGCCGTGCTGGCTGATCTGGTGCAATACCTCGATATCCCGGCGTCGGTCGCGCAAACCCTGGCCCAAGCGATCACGCAGCAGGTTCAGGTGATGTCCACGCCGAATCCGGACGTGGAAGCCGCCAAGCAGGCCGATCTTGAGAACAAGCAAGCCGACACGGCCAACAAGAAGGCGTCGGCGCAGGAAAAGCAGGCCAAGGGCTTCAAGGCGGTTACGGACGCCCACGCCCAACACATCGGCCTCGGCGTCGATTTCATGCACGCCACCACCCCTCCGGGTCCGCCCGCGACCGGGAGCCAAGCGACCCCCGTTCAGCAGCCGGGTAACGCTCCCCCTCCTGGCCCTCCGGCTGCGCGGCCGAGCGGCGCTCCGATTGGCCAAGGGGGCGTTCCCCCGCCCACGCGGCCAACCGGGGCGCCGACTGCGCCGGTAGCTCGGCGCGCGGGTCCGCCAGCGGGAGGGCCGCCCGGTGGCTGATGGGTTCACGGTCGCGATTGTCGTCCTTGAGCGCGAAGCGAGCGCCCTAGGGCAGTACGTCCGCCAATTGGAACGGCAAGTGAAGAAGTTCCCCAAGGATTCGAAAGACCATCTAGGGGCGCAACAAGCTCTCGACGCCACGCAATTGCGTATCAAGGCGCTGAAGGCGGCTGTGAACGCCCTTTCTACTCGTCATTAGGAGATTTCGATGGCGACCGACGTTGAAGGCGGCCCGGAAGAGGGCGAAGAACGCGAAATTGAGGGTGAAGACCAAGAAAACCCCGATTCCGAAGGCGGCGAGGGCGAGGAAGATAGCGACGCGGCGGCGGTAGCGAAGGCGGCGCAGGCCGAAGCCCGTCGCCGCGAGCAACACGCGGGCCAAGTGCGCCGCGAGCGCCGCGCTCGGGCCGCTGCGGAGGCCCGGAACGAGGAACTACAGGCCCGGATCGCGGACCTTGAGCGTCGGGCGGGCGCCGGTCGCGGCGAGGATGAGCTTTTGACCCTGATCCGGGGCCTCGCGGAGAACGAGGACGATCCGGTCGGGGATATCCAAGCCCTGAAGCGCGCCCTGAAGCTCTATGGCGCCCGCGAAGCGGAGGCGACGGGGCAATCCCAGCAACAAGCGGCCATCGAACGCGAGGTCGGCAAGCTGCGCGGCGCGATGACCGATGCGGAAGAGGATTTCGCCATCGACCATCCCGACTATTACGAGGCCGCCAAGCACTATCGGGACTCGCGCGTCGAAGAACTGCGGGATGCGGGCTACAGCGGCCGGTATCTCGACCAAAAGCTTGCCGATGACCTGTTCGGCGTTGTCCGGATGGCCCTTGAGAGTGGCCAGGACCCGGCGGAACGGGTCTACGCCCTGGCCGCCCGCCGTGGCTTCAAGCCGGGGGCGAAGAAGGCGAACGACAATCTGGACAAGCTCGGGCGGGCGGCCGAATCCGGCGTCCGGCCGGTCGCTCGCCAGCCCGGCGGGGCGCTGTCCTGGGGCGACGTGGCGAAGCTGGACGGCGCCGCCCGCGACAAGGCTTGGGCGAAGCTGCGCGAACGGGAAATGAAGCGGGGCCGGGCGTGAAGGCGCGGGCGATCTACCGCGACCTGACCGACGCCCGGCGCCGATGGCTGACGAAGCTGGACGCCATGCCGCAAAAGCAGCGCATGGCCGGTCACGTCTGCCGCGACTGCGAAATCCTCGGTTGGACCGAACGCCTGCCGTCCGGTCACGACGTGCTGACGCCGCTCGGGATGGAAGTCCTGCGGCGGGGCCGGGCCGATGTCCCGGCATGGGTGGCCTGACAGGAGGGTCCGATGCGCCGCAAGCCTAAAGGTTCGATCATCCCGGCGACCCCTAGCGACGTGTGGAACGTCGTCAATGACGCGGCGCCCGGCGATACGGTCCAACTCACGTCGGGGACCTATCCGCTCAACCTGTGGGGCATTCAAAAGCCCGGTGAAGTCGTGATCGAGCCCCAGCCCGGCGCGGACCTGAACATCCTCGGGGCGAACGTGAATAGCTCGGCGTTCCTGACGCTGCGCGGCCTGCCGATCAAGATTGGCGCGGATTACCAATACGGCGTTCAGGCGTGGGATGGCTGTTCGAACATCCTGCTCGAAAATCTGGACATTCAAGGTCCGACTACGGACCCGGCGACGCTGAGCGGTGTTGGCGTCCACATCCGCTTTACTGGCGGCCCGGTCACGCTTCGCAATTCGATCCTCCACAACCTCGGCTCGGGCCTCGGCGGCTCGGATGCGGCTGGAATCCTGATCGAGCGCAACCACCTTGAGAACCTGCAAGCGGACGGCATGATTTTCGGTGGCGTTCAGGACACGGTTGTTCAGGACAACACCGGGACGAATTTCAACTATCCCGAATGGGTCCACCCGGACTTCATTCAATGGTTCTGCACCGCCGACACGGTGACAAAGAATCTCAAGATACTTCGCAACCGTTTCGACCGTGGATCGGGGATGCTCGTCCAAGGGATATTCGGCGAGGACGGCGAATATATCTACATCGAGGACAACATCATTTACGGCCCGATGTATAACGGGATTGCCCTCGCGCGAACCAAGCACTTCACGATGAAGCGGAATTTCGTTCAGCCGCTCACGGTCGAAGGCGACATGGACTGTTGGATGATGGTCCGGCAAGAAGCCGACGACGGCGACGTGTCGGACAACGCGGCTCCGGAAGTCATCGTCGGCACGTCGGGCGAGCCCCAGCCGACGAACATCCGCGTGTCGAACACGACGCCCACGGTCGCGGCCCCGCCTGGTGATACGTCGCAATACGACGCCTGGAAGGCGACCCTTGAGCCGATCCCGCCCGATCCTGGCCCGGACCCCGATCCGCCGTGCCGCGCCCTGGTGGAAAAGGTGATCGAGCAAGCCAAGGAAATCGACGCCCTGAACGCGGAGCTAGAGGCCAAGGAAGCCGAGAACGCGGAGCTTCATACGGTCATCGACGCCCAAGCGGCGAAGATGGCCGAAGCCGTCACGATCCTGTCTGAGCCGGTGGTGCTGGAATGAGCGAGCTTTCGGTGAAGGAGGCGGATACCGGCTACCGCTGTCGGACATGCCTGTGGGTGATCGACGGCGACGAGCCGGGCTTTCCTCGGGATTGCCCGGCGTGCGCCGGACCTAATTCGGGGGGCGTCAAGGTGGTGCAACATGGCGAAAGAACAGAAAGCCCCGGCGCTGGTCTTCAGCGATGATTTCGACGCTCTGGATTGGTCGCAATACCTCTCTCGCTGGTGGTATGTGGACCCTGGCGCTCCGGGTTGTTCGCTGCCCTCCAACGGCGAACTGCAACTCTACGTCAACCGCGACGGGCCGCTTACGACGGCGCCTTGGACGGTCAAGGATTCCATCCTCTCCCTGATTTGTGCGCCGTGCGAGCCTACGGACGACGGTTTCGGCAACAGCTACAATTACTTGTCGGGGATGCTTAACAGCTACCCGTCGTTCTGGCGGGTGTACGGGTTCTTTGAGGCCCGGCTGAAGATGCCGCCCGGTAACGGCATGTGGCCCGCGTTCTGGCTGCTGCCGATGGACGGGTCCTGGCCGCCCGAAATCGACGTGGTTGAATGGTTGGGGCGCGAGCCGACGACCCGCTATTGCGGGGTCCATAGCAACGCGGGCGGCTGGCATTGGAGCGACGGCGGCCCGACGCCGATCCCTGACGCCTCGGCCGATTTCCATAACTACGGCGTCGATTGGCAACCGAACGAAATGGCCTTCACGTTCGACGGCGAGACGGTGTTCTCCTGCGCGACCCCGGCGGACATGCACAAGCCGATGTACTGGATTCTCAACCTCGCCCTCGGCGGTGGCTGGGCCGGTCCGCCGGACGACGCGACGCCCTGGCCAGCCGCCCTAGAGGTCGATTGGGTGAAGGTTTACGAGTCCAACCCCTATGCGCCGGGACCGGAGCCGGGGCCGCCGCCGGGGACGGAATACGCGCTCGATAACCCCTGGTCGGCCGCCGATCTGCGCGAGGTCTACCAGCCCGGCGACCGGGTGACGTTCAATTTCGCCTATGACTTCTACCAAGTGATCTTCGACGGCTCGGCCTCCTACGTGTGGGTGCGGCAGGCGTCGAACATAACCCTGGCCTGCATCCTGCCCGGCCGCGTCGATGCGCTTGGCGTGCAGTCGCCGGACCAACGCGGGTTCGGTCGGGGGATATTCCGCCGCTGATGGGGAGGACAGGCTATGGCCCTGCTGATCTTCTGTATCGTGGTGCTGATCGTGGTCGGGATTGTCTGCGCTATCGCCTACCAAATCCCGTTCCCGGCGCCGCTCGGCTGGCTGCGCTGGGTGATCCCCTGTGTCACCCTGCTGATCGCCCTTATCGTGATCCTCGGGCGGCTCGGCTACCTGCATTAGTGCTCTAGCTTGGCCTCAAGCTTGGCGAGGGCGGCCTTCAACTCGCGTTCGTGCTTCAGCCAACGATGGCGAAGCGGGCCGCTGGTCGCGGCGACAAGGTTCTCGGTCGCGTAGATCGCGGCGCGCAAATGCCGCCGCTTCTCGGCGTCGGCTACGACCGGGGGGAGGGGGCCGGTCACTTGGCGGCCTCTAGGACGCAAGAGAACTCGGGCGGTATCTGCACGTTCGGCGGCGCCTGGGCGAATAGCGGGGCGATCTGCCCCGGCCGGTAGCCCGCGAGGCCGCACCCGATGGGGGTCAACTCGAAAGCCATTTCCGGGTGGTTGGCGGCGTAGGCGAGGAACCGGCGGACCCCTACGGCGATAGTCGCCAGGGGCAGGACGGCCAAATCCTCGTCCTTGGTCGGGATGGCGTAGCTCTCGCCCTGGCGGCCTTCGCCCCGGCCTTGGATCGCGCCCTTGTGCTTCTTGGCGTAGAGCGCGGCGCCCTTGCCGTGGCGGCCCGCGAGGTTTGATCCGAACACGAACACCGGGCCGGTCATCGGCGCTGGCCGGGCAGGGGGTCGGCGGGGACCACCAACATGAAGTCGTGCGCCCAATTCTGGCGGTAGTCGCAGGCCGGGCAAACCCAGCCGTCAAGCGTCGCGACAAGCTGGCCGAAGTCCCCGCCGTCGCGCTCCTGAATCTTGCGGTGGGCGGCGTCCATGCGGTCGCCCGATCCACAGGTGAAAGGGTGGACTCGGCCGTTCTCCTGCCAGCGGTTCAGGTTGGCGACCTGTTCGTCCGTCCAAGGCGCTTCGATCTTCATATCCACGTTTCCATGATGTGCGCCGCGTCGCTCGGGCTGCGCTGCATCGGCGTCAGGCCGAAGCTCGCCAGGCGGAAACGGATCGGCTCTAGCTCCTGGCCGATCAACACGACGCCGGTAGGTTCGTGGGTCGGGAGGGAGAAGGCGCAGCGGGCGACATAGCTGTCCGGGTAGTCGGCCGGGTGGTCGAACACGGTCCACATCGGCAGGCGGTCGCGGTGTTCGTAAAGCCAAAGCAGGACGGCGGGCGGGTCGGCCGGATCGGGCTCGCTCATAAGAGTCGCCTGTGCTTCTCGACCATCCGGCCGTGCAAGGCTTCGGCCTCGGCCCAAGTCGTCGCCCGGTACTGATCGAGAACCTTCCCCATCGGGTCGAACACCATCGACTCGAAAAGCCGAGGCGGTCCGCCTAGGGAATGGCCAACCCCTAGGAAGATGGTCGAAACGCAGCCGCCTTGCGGAAGCTCGTCCAGGGCGACGCGGCGCCGGTCGTCGTCTTCGAACCAAAGCGCCCACGTCATCAAATCGGACTCGGGAACGGGTTCGCGGGCGTCATTCAGGACGTACAAGTGCGCCATTGTTTGTGCCTGTGTGTATTTGTGCGGGATATACATTATCGGCCTTGGTGCAAATTGCACCCTACACCTTGACGTTCCAAACGAACACCTTCAGCGGGTCGATTTACGCCTGATCCGCGTCAAGGATTTTTCGCCGCCGGGGGCCGCAAGCCCGGCTTTCGGGGACCGCCATCGTCATCGGCGGGGATGCAGCAACCTCACAATCGAGGCCCCCGATGGCTGGCACCGTCTATGGCGTGAACGCGCCTGAAGCCGTAAAGCTGTGGCGCTCACAACTGGCCCGCGAAGCCCTGAAAGCGACGTGGATTCAGAAGTTTATCGGCGATAGCTCGGATGACATCATCCAGACCTACGCCGAAACCAACAAGTCGTCCGGGGACCGCGTGACGGTCACGCTGCGGATGCAGCTTACCGGCGACGGCGTGTCCGGGGACGCGACCCTTGAGGGTAACGAAGAACCCCTGACCACCTACACCGACAACCTGTTCATCGACCAGCTACGCCACGGCGTGCGCTCGGGCGGCAAGATGACCGAACAGCGTATCCCCTGGTCGATCCGCGAAGAGGCCATGATGGGCCTCAAGGATTGGTGGGCCGGGCGTCTCGATACGTCTTTCTTCAATCAAATCTGCGGCTACACGCCCCAAGCTGATGTACGCTATAGCGGAATGAACGCGGTCCTGTCGCCGGACGCGGCGCACGTCTACCGGCCGAACAACAAGACGGCCGATGAAGCCCTGGCCGCTGGCGATGAAATGAACCTCGCCATCATCGACAAGCTGGTGGAGTCGGCGAAGCTCGGTTCGACCACCGGGACCGGGCCGGTGATCCGGCCGGTGAACGTCGATGGTGAAGACCGCTACGTCGTGGTCATGCACACCAAACAGGTCACGCAACTGCGGACCAACACCAACACCGGCCAATGGCTCGATATCCAGAAGGCGGCCCTGACCGGCGACGGCTCGGCCCGTAACCCGATCATGACGGGCGCCCTCGGGATGTATAACGGCGCGGTCCTGCATGAATCGACCCGCGTCACCAACGGGGTCAACTCGACTACCGGCGTTCAGGTGGCCACGGCCCGGCGCGCGGTGCTGCTCGGCGCCCAATCCTGCGCCATCGGCTTCGGGGAAGGACAGTCGTTCAAGTCATTCGATTGGAACGAGGAACTGTTCGACTACGGCAACCAACTCGGCGTCGAAGCGGGCGTGATCCACGGCCTGAAGAAGCTCCGGTTCAACTCGGCGGACTTCGGCGTGATCGTCGCGTCCACCTTCACGTCCTAGGGGGTTCAGATGGCGACCGGCGGACGCAAAACCCAACTTCAAGTCGTTCATCAGATCAGCGTGGCCCTCGGCCCGAACTCGCCCGCGAACGGTGTCGTGGGCGTGGTCCCGGCGGGCGCCCTGCTGCTGACCACGCACCTAAGCGTGCAGACGGCGGCCAACTCGACCACGAACACGGTCGCGGTCGGAACCACGGTCGGCGGAACGCAACTCCTGACCGCGACGGACCTTAAGACGGTCGCGCGGACGGACACGGTTGCGCCCGTCGCGGCGCAAGGGCCTCTGGCGGCGGATACGCCGATCACGTTCACCCTGGCTTCGACCGGCACGGCGCCCACGACCGGCGCGGCGTACATCGCCGTGGATTACATCGCGGCTATCGGCTGATGGGCGGGGCGTATGGCGAGCCCGGCCACCTTCGCGGACGTGAAAACCCGGATCATCACGGAAACCCTTCGTGACGATCTTCAGGACACGCTCGCCAACGCCCTAACGCAGACCATCATCAACAGCGTGAACCACTACGAGTGGGAGCGCTGGTGGTTCAACGAGTCGATCTTCAACGCGACCTGCGTTGTCGGCTCGATCTACGTCCCGATAGACCCCTCCATCATCCGCATAGACACGATCCGGGCCATTATCGGCGGGGTCCGGTACAAGATGATCGAACGGCAAGTGGACTGGATTCTTGCCGCCTATTCGACGCCGGTTCAGGGCCAACCGACTGAATGGGCGATCTTGAACGACCAAATCGTCATCTTCCCCCAGCCGAACCAAGCTTACCCGCTGCAAATGCAGACGTTGACCCATGTGACGCCGGTCTACGACGGCACGGACGACTTCGTTTCGAATATGTGGTCCACGGTCGGGCAAGACCTGATCGTGTCCCGCGCGAAGATCATGCTGTATCGCGACTATCTTTCCGCGACGGCGACCGATCCGCGACTACAGCTTGCGAGCGCGGCTGAAGACGAAGCCTATACGGAACTGCGGAGTCAAAATAACCGGCGCATGGCCACTGATCGGGTGGAACCGGCATGGTGACGCCCCGGACTCCTTCCATCAGCGCCCTGGTCGAACCCGCCGCCCCGATGTGGGCGCAGCGGATGTGCCTCAAGTTCCTCGACTACTTCGTCCCCCAAGCGCAGCGCCAGCCGATGCAGCTTTGGGACTGTCCGAAGGCGCAACTGCCGCCCGCCGCCGACTGGCCGTTCTGCGTCGTCGTCGTAAGCGATCAAAACGAACTGGCCGTGTCGATGGGCGGCCAATGGCTGAAGCTCGTAACCGGAGGGCCTGTCTGATGGCCACGAAATCGCTTCCCGCCAGGCGGAAGGCCCCAAGCAAGCTGCCCGGCTCCCCCAAGGTCAAATCCATGCCGAAGCCCGCGCAAGGGCTCCTGGGCGGCGTCGGGCCGCAAGGCCGGGCCGGGTTTCGCGTCCCTACAGGGCTGAAGATGCCGAAAACACCCGGCACGCCCAAGCGCGGGGGCTGGTGACATGGGGAAGATCAAGAAATCCGGCTCGTTCCGGGGCAAGTCGAACGCCCTCGGGCATGGCGGCCGGGCCGCTCAACTGAAGGCCCAAGGCGTCCCCGGCGGCGTCATCGGCAACCTAGCTCGCAAGGCGCACGCGGCGCCGGGGCAAAGGAACTACCACGGAGGCGCGAAGCGTAAGAGCTAATGCCCTCGTCCTACACTTCATCGGCGCGGTTCACCCTTCAGGCGACCGGCGAGAACAACAACACCTGGGGTGTGATCCTCAACAACGGTGTGTTCCAGCTTGTCGATGACTCGATCAACGGCCGGATTGGGCTGGCCCTGTCGGGGAACCACACCCTGACAACCAACCTCGGGGCGACCGACGAAGCCCGGATGCGGATGATCGACGTGACCGGCGGCTCGGGCGGGACCATCACAATCCCGGCGGTCCCGAAGGGTTATTTCGTCCGCAACGGCGCCTCGGGGCCGGTCACGATTTCGGCGGGCGGGACCAACGCTGTGTTCCAACCCGGCGAGGCGGGCGGCTGTCATACGGACGGAACGACGGTCTACCCGCAAATGATCGCGGGCCTGACGGTCAAGGGCTACGTCGATCAGCAAATCATGGCCTCGGCCATCACGACGCCCCCGATCCTCGGGCATGGCGGCCAAGTGCTTTCGACGGATGGGGTTTCGCAAAACTTCTGGACTTCGGCCATTACCGGCCCGTTCCAAGCGGCCGGGCTGACTTCCACGGCGGGGATTCAGGCGGGCGCTAGTTCGATCATCGGCTTTACCGGGCGCTCGCAACTCTGGTCTTCGGCGGACGGCCAAATCTCCTTCGCCAACAATGCCGGTAGCAACTCGGTCACATGGACCTTGACCGGCGGCAATGCCCTTACGCTCGCGACCAGCGGATTCACGGTCGGCGGTAACATGGGCGTGAGCGGCGCCCTGAATGTGACCGGGACCACGACCCTAGCCGCCGTCAACTCGGGCAACCACGCCGTGACCGGCACGCTGTCCACCACCGGCCTTGCGACCCTGAACAGCCTGTCCGTGACCGGCGCCGCGACCGTGGGCGGGACGCTTGGCGTGACCGGGACCATGACCACGGCGACCATCAACGCTTCGGGCAATATCGAGGTCGCGGCGGCTCAACTTCACGGCTGGACCGGGCGCGCTCAACTCGGATCGCCCGCTGACGGCCAATTCGCCTTCTACAACAACGCTGTGAACCAATCCGTCACCCTGACCCTGACGGGCGGCAATGCGGCGACGTTCGCCGGAACCTACACCTTCTCGGGCGGCTGCACCTTCAACAGCGGCGTTGGGGTTTCGGGCGGCCTTGTGGTCAATACAGGCGGCATGACCGTTTCGGCGGGCGGCCTGACGGTCAACGGCCTGCTCACCGCGAACAACGGGCTCACGTCCAACACCGATATTACCGTCAACGGCGATATCTACGCCATCCGCCCCGCCAGCCCGTCTTCCGGCGTGATCTGCCTCGGGAATGCCGGGGCCTATCTCTACTATGACGGCTCGGCCTATCAGTTTGCGGGGGGCCACACCGTCAACACGGCGGGCGGGGGCATAACCTGCGGTTTGGTTGGCGCGGGCTGCGGCCTCGGCGGCTTCCAAAACATCAGCATGTTGTCGGCCCAAGGCCAGCCCGGCGGCCCTTACGGCTATGCGGCGGGCTTCTATGCGCCTACCTCGGCCTACGGCTGTCTTGAGGCCCGCTGCGACACGGTTAGCCAGTATTTTTGCCTGTGGGCCTACAATGCCTCGGGGGTCGGCTCGATCCGCACGACGGATGGGGTGAATACGGCCTACAACACCACGTCCGACGAGCGGCTGAAGATTTTCCTCGGCGCCTACACGGCGGCGGAAGCGAACGCCATCATCAAGGCGGACCCGGTTCGGGCGTTCACTTGGAACGAGTTTTCAGGTTCGCCCGGCAAGGAGGCTATCGGCTGGGGCGCGCAAACCTCCTACGCGGTTTCCCCCGATCTGGCGTCGCCCGCCGTGAACGAGGATTTGGACGAGAATGGCAAGCCGCTGCACAATTGGGAGACGGACAAGGCGGCGCGCACGCCTTACCTGTGGGCGGCCATTGGCGCTGACGGCGGAATCCTTGACCGGCTGGCGGCCCTAGAGGCGGAAGTCGCCCGGCTCAAGAAACCGGGCCTGTTCCGATGAATGTCGCTTTCCAGCCGCAACAGGGCCTCATCAGCGACGATACAACCTTCAACGAACCCGGCCGGTGGCTGAACTCGTCCCTGATCCGGTTCTACAACGGCTCTTGGCAAACGAAGGGCGGGTGGGAATCCCTGACCCTGCAATTGCTCAAGGGGGTTTGCCGCTCCTGCCTCGCCTGGACGGATTTCACCGACGTTCTGGCCGTCGCGTTCGGCCTGCACAACGGCTGTCAGGTGTGGCGGGATAGCCTGATCTACGACGTGACGCCGACGCCCTGGACGGACGGCCAAATCGACGGGACCGGCGGCCGGGGCTACGGGACCGGCGCCTATGGCGTGGGAAACTACGGCGTCGAAAGCGCGACCGAATATTGGCCGCTCACTTGGTCCCTGGCGACCTGGGGCGATCTTTTGATGGCCAACCCCCGGAACCGGGGAATCTACCAATGGGACGGCTCGGCCTCGACCAAGCTCGTTCTCGTTTCCGGCGCCCCGGCCCAAGTGACCTACATGGTGGTGGCGCCGCAACGCCAAGCCCTTGCCTTCGGCTGCAACGAGGAAGTGTCGGGCGTCTTCAACCCGCTCTGCATCCGCTGGTCGGATATCGAGGACAACACCGATTGGTCTACCCTGCCGTCCAACAATGCGGGCGAGTACATCCTTGAGGGCTTCGGCCGGATCGTCTGCGCGCGGGTCATGGGCGATTACATCCTCGTTTGGACGGCGGTTGACCTGTTCCTCGGGACCTTCCTCGGCAACCCGAACCAGACGTGGAAGTTCGAAAAGATCGGCAACAACTGCGGTTCGCTCTCGCCCGGCTCCCCGGTGGTCAAGAACCTGAACGCCATGTGGATCGCGCAGGACTTGACCGTTTGGACCTACAGCCTCGGCGGGGCGCCCCAGCAAATCGTTTGCCCGATCCGTTCGATGTTCTTGGATCACATCACGCCAGGGCAGACCGATAAGGTGGTGGCCAGCGCCACAAGCTCGTTTCAGGAAATGGGCTGGTTCTACCCGGACGACCGCGACGGGTTCGAATGCAGCCGCCAAATCTGCGTCGGGCCGGACGGTTGGAACCGCGATCTGCTGCCGCGCACGGCCTGGATCGACGCCGGGCCTCAGTTCAACCCGATAGGGGTCACGCCGGGCGGGAACGTCTACCTGCACGAAAAGGGCAACAGCGCGGACGGCGGCGCCATTACCGGGTTCATCGAAAGCGCCGACTTCTACCTGTCCGAAGCGGATGGCGGCCTGATGGTCAACGGCATGTGGCCCGACTTCAAGAACCAGCAAGGCGCCGTGAACATGACCCTCTATCTCCGCGATCATCCGCAAGCGGCGGTGGTGCGGACCTATGGCCCTTACGCCCTGCTGCCGAACCAAGAGCGGAAGGCGTTCCGGGCGGCTGGCCGGATCGCCCGGCTCCGGTTCGATTTCTCGTCGGGGCCGGTCTACGTGCGCGGGGGTAAGCCTGAGTTTGACGTGTCGCCCATAGGGGGGCGTTGAAATACCAAACGAACGGGTTCACCCCGCCTCTCGGTATGGATGGTGAAGCCCTTTCCCCCGTACTGCTCGATGACCCGATTGACCTAGAGACGACGGTTGATCCGCTGCTGTCGCAATGGGCGCGGTTCCGCGACGGCTTCAAGGCCGCGATGGTCGATCACGACTATTGGACGATTGAGGAACTAGAGTCGCGGGTGGCGACCCGGCGGGCCTTCTTCTTCCCCGGCCGCGACGCGGCGATGGTCGGCCAAATCGAGGTCTACCCCGGTGGCGCCAAGGTCTTTCAAGTTCTGTGGGCGACCGGCGACGTAGACGAGCTTCTCCGGATGGCGCCGGGGATTGAATCCCTGGCCCGGATGATGGGCTGTACCGAAGCCCTGATCGAAGGGCGGGAGGCGTGGAAGCGGCTCCTGGCGCCCTACGGTTACGACCTGTTTTCCGTGACGCTGCGGAAGGCGCTCTAGGCCATGTCCAGCAAGAAGACGACAACCAGCAACCAGACGCAGAACACGGCCTCTTCGACCACGCCAACCGTCCCGTCGTGGATTCAAACCCCAACGATGAACGCGGCCCTTCAGATTGGGGGGCTACAGGCCAACGGGCCGGGCGCCTACACGCCGGGGATTTCGGACCTTCAGCGACAAGCCGCCACGGCGGCCGGGAACCTGACCCTGCCGGGTGAGTATCAGCAAGCCTCGGGCGTGCTGTCGGGCGTCCCGAACGTGACCAACGGCGGGGCGGTGGGGAACATCACGGCGCCGGGCCAAGTCGCGGATGTGAACGGGCAAAGCGTGCTGGACAACCTGTCGAGCTACTACAACCCGTTCGAGTCCAGCATCATCAACCCGGTTCTTCAGCAATACGACTATCAGGCGGGTCAGACGCGGGCGGCGCAGGCCGCGCAAGCTGCGGCGGGCGGGGCCTTCGGCGGGTCGCGCTACGGCATTCAGGAGGCCAACACCGAACAACAACTGGCGATGGGCCGGGCGCAGACCCAAGGCGGCCTGCTGAACCAAATGTATACGCAGGCGGCCGGGATGTCGGAAGCCGACACGGCCCGGCGGCAAGCGGCGGCCCTGGCCAACCAACAGGCGGCGGAACAGGCTGGCCAATGGTCCCTGACGGCGGCGCAGGCGAACCAGCAAGCGCAGGAACAGGCGGCCCAACGCGAGCTAGCGGCGGAACAGGCCAACCAAGGCGCGACCCTTCAGAAAGCCGGGCTGCTGACCGGCCTCGGCACGGCCGAGAACCAATCCAACCTTGCGAACCTGTCGGCGCAAGCCGGTATCGGGGCGCAGATGACGGACCTTCAGAACGCCATCAAACAGTACCCGCTTCAGTATCAGGCGCAGATTGAAAGCCTGCTCTCGGGCCTCAATCCGTCGCTCTACACCGGCTCGTCTTCGACCGGGTACGGGCAAAGCCAGGGGACTTCGACCGAAACGTCCAGTCCGGGCCTTCTCGATATGCTGGGGACCGGGATACAGGCGGCGTCGCTGTTCGCGGGCGGCCCGGCCTCGGCGGCGGGCGGCGTCGCCAACCTGTTCAAGCCGACAACTAACACGTCGGGCGGCGGTTGGTACACGCCATGAACGAGGCTGACCGATGGGCTTCCTAGACAGACTGCTCGCCCCGGCGGGTTACACGCCCCCGATTGATCCGAACGCCCCGCAAGGCGTCGGCGGGATGCCCTCGGCCGCTCAAGCGCTCGCGGCGCCGCCTCCGGACGCGCTGCCGCCGGGCGTGGGGCAGGGCGGCATTGCTGATCCGACGAGCGCCGCCCCGGCTATCAACATGAACAGCCCGACGCTGAAGGACGTACAGATTGGAGCGCCGCCAGGTGGATCGCCGCAACCTATCGCCGGACCCCCGCCCGGCCTGCTCGAAAGCATGGCCATGCGGGACGTTCCGGGGGTGAACGACGCCCCGCCGCAAGGCTTCCTCGGGCGGCTGACGGCGACCGATCCGAACGGCGTCACCTTCCGCGACAAGCTGATGGCCCTCGGCTCGATCCTGAAGGGCGACAACGAGGGCGCGACCAAGTACCTCGAAAACCAGCAAGCGAAGGCGATGCAGCTACGGCAGGCGGTCATGGCCCGGAACATGGCCTCGATCCAAGCCCAAGCCTTCGCCAAGTCGTTCCGCGATGACGGGACGTTCGATCCGCGCGCCTATGCGGCCTGGACCGGGATGGCGTTCGATCCCAAACAGGCGGCCGAACTCCAACAACAATTCGGGCCGGAATATACCGACTTCACGACCCGCGAGGGCGCGGTGATCCGGCAGAACAAGCGGGCGCCGCAAACGGATATCATCGTCCCGAACGCGCCGGAAAAGCCGCCTCAGTTCATGATGCGGAACCCCGATCCGAACGGGCCTCAGTTCGTCAAGGACCAAGCGCAGATTGACGCCTACGTGGCGGCCAACACCGGCAAGGCGCGCGGGACGGCCGAAGCAAAGAAGGATTTCGCGGTCCCCAAGGCGACCACGGCCAAGCCGAAGTCCTACACGCCTGATCGTGTGCAATGGCACTAGGAGGGCGACCCGATGCCTCGCGATGGCCAACTAGGGACGGCTGACGACGGAACCCCGGTCCGCTGGTCGGCGGCCCTGAACGCGGCGGTTCCTGTGACGAGCGCCCAAGTGTTCAAGGCGCCTACGCCCCCGAACACCTTGGACGCGAAAACGCTGTCGGACCTGGGGAACGAACTCAAGGTGGCGAAGGCCAATTCGGCGGCGGCCAACGACTTCGCGCAGCGCAACGAGCAAACCCCTACGGGCTGGTGGAATTGGGGGCCGGGCGGGAAGATCGCGCAGACGTTGGCGCCGGGCGGCGAGAATCTTCCGTCGATGGAACAGGATTCGATCCAGCTTGCCGCCGGGTCGAAGCCCGCCGCGATCCAGCGTTTGACTCAAGGGGAAATCGGGTGGCTGCGCGGCGCCGCCCCCAGCATCACGAACACCCAAGCCGCCAACCTGCCGTTTCAGAAACGGTACAACGACGCGATGATCCAAGCGGCGGCCAAGAAGTCGTTCTATGACAGTTTCCAGCGGGTGCGCGGTACGTTGGCGGGCGCCGACGACGCCTGGAATAGCTACGCGGCGACACGGTTCGATCCTCGCGGCGCCTACATCCGGCCGAACCGGGACCAACTGAACGGGGCGATCAAGGCGCAGAGCGCCGCGACGACGGGCGGCCCGCAATTGCTCGGGGTCGAATGATGCCGGTTTTTCGGGTGCAGATGCCGGACGGTCGGGTCGCTCGCATTCAGGCGAATAGCGGCGACGAAGCCTTGGCTTTTGCCCGGAACGTTCAGACCAAGGCGCCTGCCCCCTCGGCCCCTGCCGCGCCTCCTGGCCGCTCGCAAAACCAACCCCGCTCCCCGGCCGATCAAGCGACCTATCTTCGGGAATTGGCGCAGGACCGGGCGTCGCTCTCGACGGCGCAACCGCTCGGCCACGGTCTGCTCGGCAAGGTCGGTAGCGCCCTGGTCGCGATGGGCGGCGGGATTACGGACGAAATGGTCGGGGGGCAACTGGCCCTCGGGAACTCCATCGCCAACATCGGCCGCCGGTTCACTGGCCAAACCCCTGTCAGTTCTCGGGCGGTCTATGAAGCGGCGCGCGACGCGAGCGCCGAAGCCAACGCCCGGATCACAGGCGCGAACCCGGTTTCCTCGGTAGTCGGGACGGGCCTCGGCCTGCTCGGCGGTGGTACGGAATTGAAGGCCGGGAGGGGCTTGCTGAAAGGGCTGGTGGCCAGCAAGGCGCCCGCCCTGGCTGAAGCGGCGGCCAACGTCGCGAGCAAGAGCGGCAAGGCGGCTACGGCCATGAAGGCGGCGGCTTCACAAGTGGTGAAGCCGCAAATCCTCGATTACGCGGGCAACGTGGCCAAGGCGGCGGGCTCGGGCGCCACGGCGGGCGCCGTGCTGAGCGCGGCGAACGGGACCAACCTTCAGGAACGGCTTCAGAACGCGGAAGAAGGGGCGACCGGCGGCGCGATTACGGGCGGCCTGCTGCGGGGCGTCGGCGTTCCGGTGGTGTCCAAGCTCGGCGCCTACGGTGGCGATTTGGCGCGCGGCGTAGCTCAGATGGTCACGCCTGAAGGGGCAAAGCTCGGGACCGGCGGCCAAGCGGCGGACGCGGCCCGGCGGGCGGTGGTCAACCTTGCCCGGATCGGCGGCGTGACGGCGGACAACCTTCCGGCCAAAATCGCGCCCTACGCCGGGTTGGATCAGACCACCGCCGAAGCCTTCGGCAACAGCGCGAAGAACATGCTGGCGTCCGTCGCCCGGCGGCAGGGGACGACCGGCGACAACCTGCTTACGCAGATGCGAATGCGGGCGCTGTCGCAGCCGGGCGCCATCCTCGGCGACTTCAAAACCCAACTCGGAGTCGATCCGGAGGCGGCGCAAGGCAACATCAACACCCTGGTTGAGCAAGGCAAGGCGGCGGCGGGCGACGCCTTCAAGCGGGCCTATGAAGCGGGCGCCGAAGGCATAGACGATCCCGAAGTGAACCGGCTCCTGGCGACGCCCCTCGGCAAGCGGCTCATGGCTGGTATCCAGACGCGGGCGCAAAACATCGGGCGACCCTACGAGGCTCTAGGGTTTGGCAACGTCGATGTCCCGCCGCCAGGCGAAGTGACAAACCCCGCTGAAGGGATGGACCCGAACAACCCGATTGGCGGCCTGACCGTGCGCCGGGCGCCGTCGAAGGCCCCCAGCCGGGGCCTGAGCCTTACACAGTGGGTGGCCAAGCAGGGTGGTATGGGCGACCAAGGCGCGACCGGCGCAGCGGATGTAGGTGACGATCTGGTGAAGTGGCGGCGCCCTGGCTTTGGGCTGGCGGCCAAACCGGGCGGCCTCTCGGACGAACAGCTTGCCCGGATGGCGCATGGAGCCGGGTACTTTCCCGATCTGCCGGAAGCGCCGACGCCGGGTCAATTCAACCTCGCCTTGGCCAAGGATGCTGCGGGAGTGCAAAAGCTCTACGCCCGCGAGCCGAACGCGGCGGCGCAACAGCGGTTCGAAGGGGCGAACGCGGACGAGGAAGCTATCGCCAAGGGCTACGGCGAGCCGCCCCCGCCCTCGGAAGAGGATTACGGCAACGTCCCGCTGCCGGAACAAGAGCCCGCCTATCAGACCAACCCAACCGGGGAGACGCTTGACCGTATCCGGCGCCGGGCGAACGCGATGGTGGCCCGCGACCAATTCGGGCGGCCGATCCTGACCGGCGAGCAAGGGCTTCAGAACGAAGAACCGCTAGCGTGGTCGCAAGACTTCCGGCGAGCCCTGGTCGGAAGCGACGCGGCGCCCGGCGGCGCCTATCCGGCGCTGCGCGAGCCCTTGGACCTGTCGAGCGACTACCTGGGAATCCAGTCGGCGCAGAACGCCGTCAAGGGCAAGCTCCTGGGCGGCACGGTCCCCGATTTCAACAAGGCGTGGGCGACCCTCAAGCCCGGCGCTGAAACCCTGGCCGGTCACGCGCAACTCGCGAACGACGTGATGGACCTGTGGGGCCGGGGTCTGCTGAAGGGCGGCAAGTTCTCTAACCCGGCCATCCGCCTGAAGCTGCAAACCGCCTTCGGCGACCAATCGCAACCGTTCATCGACACAATGGAGCGCCGGGCCGAACTGGCGGCCTCGGGCAACCGCATGGCCCCTAACAGCGGCTCCCCGACAATGACCCTTCAGCAAGCGGCGGACGCGACCGACGCGGCCCAAGGCCCGGATATGGCGCCCGTCGTCGCCAAGCTGGCGAAGGGGAATTTCCTCGGCGCCATCGGCCACGGCCTCGGCAACCTTGCCGCCTACAGCAAGACGGCTGGTCAGAGCGAGGCGTTCCGGAACGAACTCGGGCGCCTGCTGTCGCTGCCCTCGGATCACCCGGAAATCCAGTCGATCCTTCAGGACGCCCAAACCAGCCCGGCGGCGGGCCTCGATTGGTCTACCCTGCTCGGGACCGGCGCCGGGGCGGCTACCGCTCAAGGTCAAACCGGGCGATAGCGCCATAGGAAGGCCGCCTACAGTCGTTTTCTCGACCCCCCGGCTACCCAAGGCCGCAAAACGGTCCCTGGCCGTCCACGGCCCGGATTTTCGGATCGGCCGATTCAGCCCATCGTTCAGGCCATGTCGGGCCTGTACGCATGGATGGTGAAAGAGGACGACGGGCGCGAGGGAATCGTCGCGGTCATCATCCCCAGCTTTCAAGACGCTCCGATCCCGTTGGTGACGGCGAGCCGGACCACGGCCAACGAGTTTGCGGCCTACGCCCGGCTACACGCCGACGCGAGCGGAAGGCCGGTCCGGCTGGTCCGGTTCGCTGAAGCCGAAACCCTCGAAAAGCTGTGAGCCCTGAGTCGGCCGAAACGGGCTGCATCCGTGGTTGGGGGCGTGCGCTGAGCCGAAATCGCCACGGCGTCGCTACCAACTGAACAAACGGGGTGAAAAAGGGGAAAGATGTGGGAAAACGGACACACCCCAAAAAACCATCAATGATTTCAAGGCGCTTCTGGTACTGTCAAGCCGCAAAATCGGCGTTTGGGGTTGTTTGTAGGTGGTCGTAGACGGGCGTGTAACTGCTTGCAGAACAAAGACAAATTGAACCCGCAAGCATAACCTGCTTTCCCTGTTGGCAGTTCATGCCTCCCCCGATCCGGGGGGAAAATTTGGGAAAAGTTGGGGAAAGCGAAGATGCCGATTCACCCGAAAACGTTCGCCGCGCTGCTCGAAATTCCGCCGAAGCATCCCGAATGGGAACCCGGCAAGAAGACCGGCAAAATCGCGGACGGCAACGGCCTCTGGCTGGTGGTCGGCGAAGGCCGTCAACGGTCGTGGGTCTACAAGTTCTCGCTCAACAGCAAGCCGGATGAGATTGGCCTGGGGTCGGCGCATAAGGTCGGCCTGACCGAAGCGCGGGCGAAGGCTGAAGCGGCTTATCGGCTGGTCATCGCTGGTCAGAACCCGAAGGACGAAAAGAAGGCGGCCAAGGCGGCGGCTATCGCCGCTGCGGCGCCGCCGGTTGCGGAACTGAGCCTCTACGAACTGGCCAAGAAGGCGGTTCGTGCGGTCGGCCCGCCGGGAGCGGAGTCGCAACTCAAGTGGGTGGCGATGCTGCATCCGCGCCGGACTGAAGGGCTGACGGCCAAGACCCCGGCCGAAGTGACCCGGCAGGACGTGATTGATTGCCTGGAAGCGATCCACGTCCGGGCGCCAAAGGGGGTCATGAAAAAGCAGGTTGAGTCCGCCCTCTACAACCTTTTCGAATGGTGCGCGGCGAGCGGCAAGCTCGGGGCGCCGGAAACGGCGATCAACCCGGCCGACTTCAAAAAGAAGCGGTTCAAGACGCTGCTGACCAAAGTCACGGCGAAGCCCGATCCGCAAGCCTCGGTCCCCTGGCGGGAAATCGGGGAGGTCGTGACCAAGATGCGGGAGCGGCGGGCCATGTCGTTCCTGGCCCTTGAATGGACCCTGCTGTCCGCCGTCCGGGTCGGCAACGCCATCACGGCCGATTGGTCGGAAATCGACCGGGAGGCCCGCGTGTGGACGATCCCGGCGCACAAGATGAAGATCAAAAAGGTTGGCCCCCATCGGGTGCCGCTGACGGACCGCCATCTGCAAATTCTGGACGCGATTATCGAGCCTGAAGACGCCCCCGCTAGCGGGCTGGTGTTCCCGGCCGATGATGGCCGCCCCTTCACAAGCGAGGGTATCCGCTGGGCGCTCCGTAGCGTTTGCCCGACTGTGTTCTACCGGGCGGATGGTTCGGACCGTGAGGTTAGCGTTCACGGCCTGCGGGCGACCTTCCGCACCTGGGGCGAGATGCAACTGCACCCGGTCACGAAAACCCGCCTGTATGACCGGGAAACCCTGGAACTGTGCCTTGCTCACGTCGTGGGGGATGCGGCCGAACAAGCCTACAAGCGGGAGGACAATGTTGAGTCCCGGCGCCCGGTCATGGACGCCTGGGCGGCGTTCGTGGCCAAGCCATACGAAGCCGTCACGCCTTTGCGCCGGGCCTCTTAGGCGGCGCCGGGGCGCTGGCGGCCCGCTCACGAACCGCCAGCACGTCAGATTTCCAAGCCATCCTGCGATTGCCGACGCTCTTATGCGTCGGCAATTCGTCGTTTTTGACTAGCTGATAGAACTTCCAACGGCCGATCCTAAGTAGTTTGCAGGCTTCGGCGACAGACATTTCCTCATCGTTATCGTGCGTCATTTCTTCTTCCCCCGTCGCCCCCCGGCGTGGGTTTTGTTAGTGGGCGCCAGTACGCAAAATCGACTGTGTTTCACGCCGAAGGTTACGAAGCGAGTCAGGGCAAATCCCCTTACTTTCCAAAGATTGAATTAGCTCGGGCAACCGATGATCGAGCGCGCGGGCGTCCCGCATGAATCGGGCGATCAATTCATGCGTCGGCTCGTCGTCG